ATGAGAGAATATTTATTCAGGGGCAAGATGATAGCTAACGGTAAGTGGTCAGAGGGCAATTTGCTTGTGACTAAACAAGGTTGCTGTATAACACCCGATGCAACCGTTTTAGGCAGCTATGGGGCAGTAGATCCCGAAACGGTCGGCCAGTACACGGGTATGGTTGATAAGCACGGCACAAAAATTTTTGAAGGAGATATCATTGATTTTCTTTACCGCTCGGATGATGACGACTATGGAATCGTTCAGTACGATGTTGATGAAACTGAATTTGGATTTGTGTATAATTTAATCTATGAGGGATTAGGCAGACACTATTCTTCAAAAGATATTGAAGTTGTTGGCAATATATACGATAATCCCGAACTTTTAGGAGATGAAAATAATGGCAAAAAATGAGGAAGAGAATACAGGGTACATTACTCAATCTACTCGTCATTCTATGCTTGTATCATTGAGCCGTGAAATCAATGTGATTTCAGACGAAAACGCAGTTTTATACGACACAATAATCAAATTGTGCCAAAAGTTCTTTCCTGAAAAAAACAACCAAAAATTTTGCGCTCAATGTAAGATTATGGAGAAAGGAGCTTATGCACCTAATCCTATTGATGATCCAACCACACCCTACATAGAATCTTACATGCTGAGATTAGAAATGCTTGCAACCGGAAATATGGAACTAAAAGACCAAATTGTTAAAATGTGCCGGCTGTTACTTGAGGAGAAAGACAATGACAAAGGCAATGACAGAAGTAAGACTTAAACCTTGCCCGTTCTGCGGTAGCGAAGATTTTGTACTGGGGTTTCATGAAGGACATAACGAAATGAGAGTCAAATGTAAAAGGTGTAAAACTTTGTTTACAATATTTGACACTCCCGAAAATGCCCCGAAACTGTGGAACAGAAGAACATATTGCTATCAAGCCGAAAGAGCCGTACAGGATATGACTGCCGAAAAAGCAATTGAAGTGTTGAATGAAATCGGCGAAGAAACAAACATTGAAGATATGCTGAAAAATTTGAGCAATTCCAATACATTTACCGCTCTTAAACTTGCCGTCCATGCTCTTGAAAAGCAAGTGGCAAAAAAACTTAAAGAAGTGACACGCACAAGTAGTAATAAAAAGAGCAGAGTAAAAGCGTTTGAACATAATTATAACCGCCAGAATTGGCAAGATCCAGTGCCGATACCCGAACACAAAGAATGGCAATGGACGGACTATCAATGCCCCGTTTGCAACGCCCTCACCAAAGAGGGCAGACCTGAATTTTGCTGGCGCTGCGGACAGGCTTTTGAGTGGTCAAAGGAAGGTGAAAAATAATGTCAGCAGGAACAACAATGCTTATTGTGTTTTTAATCCTTATAGTAGCGTTTATTTTAACGCTTATTTGGATGAGGGAAAACATTAACTTTTATCGTGACCTTTATAAAGTTGAGAAGGAAGAAAACGACCGCCTTTTGAAAGAGAATCAAAAGCAAGGTCGAACAATCAATCAAAACTGGGACATCACTAATAAGCGTTGCAATAAGAGCTATACGAACGGCTTTGCAGACGGAAGAAAATACGAAAGGAAATATGGATATGACCGAGAAATCAAAATTAGCAAAGAAGAAAAAGCAAAGCTCAAGGCAGTTATCAGAGCAGCCATCAACAGCAAGAATGCTGCATTGGGAGAAGACTGTGAATCCGAATCTGAACCCGAAGCCGAGGACAAAGAGGAAGAAGGATAACATTGACCTTATTTGCGAGGAGTTAACGAAATATAATGAAGAACACGGAACATCGTACAGTTACGGCGAATATACAGCACTCGTCGGAATGGGAAAAATCAAAAGTAAGTACCGAAACGAAAGAGGCATTGACCTGCTGCTCTTGTAAGGAATGCCGAGGGTACAAGTTTTGTGCAAGCAGAAGCAGGGATTATCCTTGCCTGTGTTTTACAGCTAAAAATGAAAGGTGACTACATAATGAGAAGAGCAGATAAAGAATTTTTAAAAACTCAGATTGAAAACTTAAAAGAATCCGCACACGAGCGTTCACATAAGTGTTTTGCAACAGTGCTTATGCAGATTGATTATCTCAACCTTAAATTACTCAAGGCTGAAAAAGGCTGCAAAAAGCTCAGAGAGGAAAACAGAAGATTAAGAGCAGAAAATCAGATGCTCGACGACAACATGGGGAATCTCTTGTGTACAAGAGAGGAAGAAATGAAGTACAACCGAGTGTTGAATGAAAATATCACAAAGCTGGCTGAGGTCAACGCACTTATGGCAGGCAAACTCTCGGTGTATGAACCTGTTAAGAAGGCTGAATCTCAGCCCGATGAGACGGCTGACACAGTAAGAGAGTCAGATCCGGCAGAAGAATAGTCAAGGCAACACCCTTGCTACATGTGAAATCCAATTTTTAAATCAAGAAATCAAACAAAATTCACAGTTTTCATATTCAAAAGCTAAAATCAAAAAACATGACTTCTATTTTTGATTTTAACTGTTACAAGAAGAGCCGAGGCAACGGCTCAACATGACATATTGCATAAAATAAGAACACACAATTGCAGAGTAGCAAGGTTTGCAAAAAGCAGTAGCTCAAGTGGTCAGATTGGGCTACTGCTTAGTTATATCTATCAGCATTAAAATTCTGAAACAGAATAATAATCAGTCATAAATAAAGGAGCTGAAATGCTCCTTTCCTATCCTGCTCAAATGATTATTTAAGTCGGGAAAACAGGAAAAATATACTATAATAAAAGGTTAGCTATGTACACTTATAAGAGAACAATCACAAGCGGAGATATGATTGAGGTTGAATACTATCAATCAATCCGAAAAATCGGCAAAAACTATGGCGGAAGGAAATCAAATAATTCTTTAAGCTCGGCCAAGATGAGGAAGGCTAACAAGCTCCGTGCAGTCAAGCATATGCAGAGGCTAATAAATGCAAACTTTGGTAGCGGTGATTTCTTCTGTCGCTTTTCTGCGCCGTATGGAACATATGAAAGCGAAAAAGAATTTCGCAAAGAGGTAGGTAAATGGCTTTACCGAATCAATTACCGTCTGAAAAAGCAGGGCAAGGGCAGACTCAAGTACATAGCGTTTATTGAATGCGGCAAGTCGGGTAAGAACTGGCACATACACATTATCGTCAGCAAAGAGGACAGGGAACTGCTGTCTGAACAATGGCCCTACGAAGACGGTCAGAATTTTACTCCGCTGTACAAAAATGAGAATTTTAAAAAGTTGGCTGAGTACATAAGAAAAGATTTGACCGGTAAAGAAGATGTTGATGCCGCACAAAAGCGGATGATGACAAGCCGCAATCTTACAAAGCCCGAATCGGTCACAAGAAAGGCAAAAAGAAAAGAGATCAGAGCCTTAGAGCGTGGAGAAATGATTGAACCGCCCGAGGGGCATTATCTCATTGAGGACGATTACTCAATGTCATACTCGGATATCGGCGGTGCAAAGTGGTATTTTTGTTTTCTGCCGATTACGCAGAGGCGGAAATGGTAAATAATGGTAAATTCAGACTGTGCGATGTACGGTCTTTTTGAGTTGCAGAAAAATTGAGTATGCAGCGGAATAGATACGAAAGCAAAGGAGAGATAAAATTGAAGGAAATTAAAGCCAAATGTCCGTTTTACTCGTATGACAGTCAAAGCAAGATCTGCTGTTTCGGGGCGGTTTTCAAAAGCAAGAACACAACGCTGTTTTTTGATTCGCCGCAGGACAAGGAAAATCACTTCACCGATTTTTGTGGTAGCTACTGCTGGAAGGGCTGTCCGCTGGCACAGACGATAATAAAAAATGAGTAAATTAAAAACCCTCATCCGCCGTAAAAAGTGTTGACAAATCGAAATTATTGATGTACGATAATGATGTCAAAGGTGTCTCACCTTTGTGGATTGAAATGTTATTTTTTTAGTTTTGGCAGAAAAGACCCAGTCGATGACTGAGTCTTTTCTGCTATATAGAAATTTTTGCTTGACTATCAACACGCAAAAAGTGCGTGCTGTTTAAATTATCATCATAAATTTTATATATTTATTTACTATGCAGGAAAGGCACACCATAAACGGTGTGCCTTTTTTGTTGTTCCTTTTTGTTTTTTTATTTAACTCTAATATCAATCAATGTGGGCGTTACTGCATTCGCCTCAATGCCCTTGCTTGTCAAATCTTCCTCCGCTATAAGAGGATTTGATTTTATTCTTACCTGTACAGCTGTATAAGTTTTTGCGTATTTACCGTAAAGCTCGCCTTTGACAGCGACAAACTCTTGTGTCGTATCATCCTTTGTGATTTTATATTTGTCACAAAAGGCCTTAAACTCATCAGCTGTTATGGCTCTACCGATTTTGATTTTATAGCCTTTTCGGGGAGCCACACCGAGAAGCGGATAGTTAATTTCGGGCGGCAGCTTTTCGTCTTCCGGGCTTATTTTACCCATGTACGGCTTTAAATAATCAACAATGTTTTTCACCTCGCGATTACTGTAGTACATAGATGACATCGGGCAGATAAAGTATGTGCCTTTTATGTCAATAATTTCAAGTCCGTTTATGAGGTAAAGATTGTCGATTATCAGATTGCCGTCTTCATCAAACTCAAAAATGTCATCCGAAATAAATAAATCGTTAATTGAGCAATTAAGTGCTGTGCATAAGCGTGACATTGTGTCCGTTTTAATCGTCGATATATTCCTTGCCCCTGTCTCGAGAGAACAAATGTATTGTTTTTTTGTTCCCATAATTTCGGCAAGCTGTTCTTGAGTGAGGCCGGCTCTCTGTCTGATTTGTTTTAAATTATTTTTCATTTTTGTGGTCCTTTCTTTTTTATTTTAATGCCTCAATGATTTTTGCGGCATTAGTTTCGATTACGCTAAAATAATAAGCTCCAATAATTGAGTGTGGCTTTTTATAAGCCTTTTCTCTTATCTGATTATCTGTAATATTAGCACATTCGGCACATTCGATGCGTTCCTTTTTGATAGTCTCGATCTGCTTTTTGTATTCATTTGCGATCTCATATCTGAGGCTGCGAGCATAAGCAATCTGCTTTTCTGATACTCCGTCAATTTCAGAAAGGTCAAGCTCCTGCTCGAGAATATCTGTGAGGCTTGCTTTTTCGGCTTCTCTGCACTCATCGCAGAGGCCGTGGTTTTCAAAATAATTGATTTTTCTTTCACGCTCTGATGTTTTGCCGAAAAGTACGATTGTGCCTGTATGTCCGCATGAAAAAGTGATATCGTATTTAGCCATAGTTAAAAACTCCTTTGATGATTTTGTTTTTCTGTTATCTCTAACCTTTGACTATATTATATCACAAGCAGTTTACTTTGTCAAGCGTTTAGTTTACTTTTTTGGCTATTTTTAAAAAAACATTTATTAATTTTTAAAAAACATATATATGCAAAAATTTTAAATCAATTCAAAAATTTTACTTCCGTCACGGTTTTGCCTTATGGTGAAACCGTGTTTTTACATACCAATATTAGCCTCTGAAAAAAGTATGAAAAATCATTGAAAAAGTTTTAACTTTTATGCGAAGAGAAAAAAACATAAAATTAAAATACAGATTTGGCACAAAAAGGGCGGTGAGCTGATGAACGAAAAATTAAAATCACAGGCACAAAAAGCAGAATCAAAAACGAAGAAGAAGAAAACCGATGAACAGGAATTGATTGACTGGGCAAAGGTCAAGGCTGAATATGTGAGCGGAACAATGTCAGCCGCCAAGCTCGCCGACAGATACGGCATAAGCGTATCATCAATCAGCAAGAAGTGCGCCTCTGAGCATTGGCAGGAGCTGAGACGGCAGAATCAGAGCAAAACCGCAAGTAAGATAGCCGAGAAAATCAACACGGAGAAAGTGAAGAAAACCGTCAGAGAGATTGACAGGGTTGTGGCCGTTGCCTCTAAACTTATCACAAAGTTGAACAGAGCCGTTAATGAGCTTGACAAGGATGAGGAGCTTATCAAGAAGAAAGTAACGGTTAAAGCCGAAAAAAGTGAAGATGAGAAAGCCGCCACAGCGGAAGAGGAATACAGCTACGATTATGCAAAGCGAAAAACACTTGTAAATACAAAACGCGCAGCGGAAATTTCAAAGAGTCTGCTCAATGTCCGTGATATTCTCGCAGATTATACGACAGAACAGGACGAAGAGAACGCTCTCGGCATTATCGAAATCCCGATGCAGGAAGTTATGCAACCGCCCGAAGATGATGAGCAGGACGGTGAAAGCGTTGAGTAAAAAAGTCATATGGACTCCTCAGCCAAAACAGAAAATTGCGTTGAGCCGTGGCGAAGATGAGATGTTATACGGCGGTGCTGCCGGTGGCGGTAAAACCGATTATCTTGTAGTTGAGGCGGCAAGGCAGGTAAATATCCCCGAATACAGAGGACTGATACTGCGTAGGGCTGTGCCTGATCTTGCACGAATTATTGACCAAACAAGGGCGATTTATCCGTCAATAGATAGGGGGGCAAGGTACAACGCAACAACAAGAGTGTGGACCTTTTCGAGCGATGCACAAATTAAGCTCGGTTCTTTATTTCGCACGAATGAAAAGTATAAATACCAAGGACAGCAGTACGATTTCATAGGTTTTGACGAATTAACGCAGTTTACATTTGATGAGTACAGTTACCTTAAATCTCGAAATCGTGGCAACTGCAAGGCTACTAAGGTGTACATGCGATCAACCGCTAACCCCGGCGGAGTAGGCCACGGCTGGGTTAAGCAGTATTTTGTGACTGCCGGAACTCCGGGCGAAACTATATGGCTTAATGATAAAGTCATTATGCCTGACGGCAGTACCAAAAATTATTGGAGCAGTAAAGTCTTTATTACTGCAAGCGTGTTTGACAACAGTGCCTTAATGAACAACGACCCCGATTATGTAAAGCGACTTGCACAGTTGCCCGAGGCGGAGCGTAATGCCTTGCTCTACGGCTCGTGGGATAGTTTTGAAGGACAGGTTTTCACCGAATGGATAGACAATAGAGAGCATTACAAAGACAGACGGTGGACGCATGTTATTGAGCCGTTCAAAATTCCGCAAAGCTGGCGAATTATCCGCTCATACGACTGGGGCTATACAAGACCGTTTTCCGTTGGGTGGACTGCCGTTGACCAAGACGGCAGATTTTACCGAATCAGAGAATTATACGGCTGCAAGAAGAATCAGCCGAATACAGGTGTACGCTGGCCAATTGAAAAGGTTGCACAGGAAATACTTGCGATTGAAAATAATGACCCTCAGATTAAGGGCAGACAGATTTATGGCGTGGCTGATCCGGCTATTTTTGCAGAACAGGGCAGCGGCAAAAGTCAAGCCGCAACACATGCACAGTTGGGTGTGTTTTGGAATAAGGGCGACAACGCAAGACTTGCCGGAAAAATGCAGTTTCATTCACGGCTTGCATTTGATGAAGAAGGTTATCCGATGTTTCAATGTTTCAACACTTGCACAAATTTCATTCGGACAATCCCGAATCTTGTGTATTCGCAGATTGACACAGAAGATATTGATACCGAGGGCGAAGACCATATTTACGATGAGAGCCGTTACGGAATGATGACCTCAATAATCACACCGAAAGAAGTTGTACTCCGTAATGCAAGGGCATTTGACCCGCTGAATTTAAGTCAGACACGATATTACAGATAGGAGATTACCAAAATGAGCAAAGTAAAACGAGATGAAAACGGAATGATTATGCCGGTTAAAAGCACATATCCAGCTCTGACCTCGGAAAAATCAAAGTTGAGCAATGTTTACGGCAAAGGCGATAAGACTGATGAAGAGCCGAAATTAACCGAACAGGCAGAAAAAGAGAACGAGAGCAGCGGCAAGCCTATCGGACTTGACGAAATACATGAGGCTATGCAGACCTTCAGGAAGTATCAGAACAGTAAAAAGCCGTATGATGAAAGGTTTAAGCTGGCTTTCAAAGAATATAATCTGCTCTATACAGAGGCGACTGCACCGCAGATTAAAGCGGACGATAACGGCAGACCGCGAAAGGTGCTTATACCGAAACGCAAAGGCGCGCAGGCCCTTAATGTAATCATGAACAAGCACGCTGACGCTATGGATAACTACCCCGAAATCATTTGTCTGCCGAGAGCACAGGATGATGAGCAGGCGGCAAAAACACTCAACAGCGTAATACCGTGCATACATAAACGCAACGGATTTATAAGAACCTACTCAGATGAACAGCTTGACAAGTTCGTAGGCGGTTGCGGCTGTTATGCCGTGCTATGGGACAAGACAGCGGAAAACGGACTGGGCGATATTGCTATCAGCCGAGTTGACATTTTGAATCTTTTTTGGGAACCTCATATCGAAAACATACAGGACAGTGCCAATGTATTTTTTGCAAGATATTATGACGAGGACGGAATCAGAAAGGTATATCCCGAACTTGAAAGCGTTTCGACTGCATCTCTCGGACTGGTTGAGCATGAAACATATGACAACAGCAATAAGTCGAATGATAAAGTCATCTTGCTTGACTGGTACTACAAAAAGAATGGCGAACTGCACCTCTGTAAGTTCGTCGGTGAACACATTCTCTACTCTTCGGAAAATGAGGGTAAGCCTATTTATGACCACGGCAAATATCCGTTTGTACTTGAACCGATGTTTCGACTGCGAGATACTCCCGTTGGCTTTGGCTTTATGGATGTTGTGAGAGCACCACAGAATCAGCTTGACGAACTCAAACACGATATGCTTGTCAACATAAAAGTCAATTCACAGCCGAGAATTTACTCAAATACAGCTGTCGGAGTGAACAATGACGATATGACCGACCTTGACAAGACGGTTATTGAGGTCAACGGACAGTTACAGGGGAACATTGCACCGGTCGAGTCAAAGGAGCTTGCCACGGGTGCGTGGAGCTTGTACGACAGATTGTCGAACGAAATCAAAGAAACCTCTGCTACGAATGACGCGAGTAATGGAGCAAGTGCGGCAGGTGTTACAAGCGGTTCGGCAATTGCGGCATTGCAGGAAGCAGGCGGTAAAGTAAGCAGAGACTCAAACAAGCTGGCACAGGAAGCAATGACGGAGCTTGCACAGCTTGAAATTGAACTGATGAGGCAGTTTTATAATCTGCCGAGAATATTCAGAATTACAGGGGAAAACAATCAGACAACCTACGAGGAATTTGATAATACAGACCTCAGAAAACAGCCGTTGACATATACAGACACAGACGGTCAGACGGTAAACTATACCGACGAGGACGGCAACATACTTGAACGACTGCCGATTTTCGATATTGACGTGAAGGCTCAAAAGGCAAGCCCGTTTGCAACTGCCGCACAGAATGAAATGATGATGAATCTGTTTCAAATGGGAGCGTTCAATCCGCAGGCGGCAGACGCCACACTCGTCATGCTTGACGGCATGACCTTTGAAGGCAAAGAAAAACTGATTGAAAAAATCAAGCAGAATCAGACCTTGTCTCAGGCAGTGCAGGAACTTTCAAACAAGGTGCAGATGTTGGAAGCAATGAATGCAAGCAGAACAGCGGCAGATGTGCAGAATGCTATGCCGAGTGAAAACGCACAGCAGACACCGCCACAGACAAGCGAGGTAACAATGTGATTGAAGTAACATTGATTGACTGCGGAAATCAGATGTATTTTGAAAGCAAAGGACACGGCTCACATGATGTGTGTGTTGCCGTGAGTGCTTTATGCTCTGCATTTTTGCAGTATGTCAGAGAAATGCAGGACGAAAACAATGTGACGATAGTCAATGAAAAGTATGAGCACGGTCACACGGAATCAGAGTTTTATATCATCGGCTCAGATGCCGAAGTACGCAATGGCATAAAAGCAATATGGACAGGGCTTGAACTTTATGCCAAAAATTTCCCCGATGAAATAGATTTAAACTATGATGACGGCAAACCGAAATAAAGTTTAAAATCAACAAGAGTTTTAACTTTTTTTGAAAAATTAAGGTTGATATAATTAAAACATAAGGTCGCAGTAGTGGGACTGCATTAAGGCCTGACACCTCGGAAAGACGAGAGAGACACCGCGGATAGACGCGAGAAATGAGGTTCTTATGAACGACAAATTTTTAGATCTTATCGTAAATCTGCATGACGGCGACACAGCAGGCGCAGCTGACGGCGGAGACGGAAACGGTGAGAGCGGTGTTGCCACAAGCACCGAAAACAACATAAGCCGCGAAACGAGAGAGAGAGCTGAGAGAATCGGCATAGGTGACGACCTTATCGACGATTATAACAAGGCTTTTGGCAACGGCAATCAGAATCAGAACAATAACGCAGAAGGCGAAAACAACAGCACAGACACAGACGACGAAGAAAACTTAGAAGAAGAGTTTGAAAAGCTGATTAAAGGTAAATTCAAAAATGTGTATCAGAACAGAGCGCAGTCTTTGTTTAAGGACAGAATGTCAACCAAAAACAAGCAGATTTTAGATATGCAGAAAAGAGAAAGCACCGGCAATCAGATTTTTGCCCTTATCGCAAACAAGTACAATGTACAGCCCGATGACCTTGACGGTCTCCTCAAAGCCGTAACAGAGGATAAGGATTTGTTTGCGGAAAAGGCTCTTGCCGCCGGAGTAACGACAGAAGAGGCACGCAACGATTTCTTCAATCAGCAGAAAACAAATGCACAGGAAGAAGAACTCGAAACCCTCCGCAGAGAAAAAGCCGCAAGAGAGCTTGACACACATTTGAGAACAATTGCAGCGGAAACGATGAAAGAATTTCCAAACTTCAACCTTGAAGATGAATTTCAGAATCCCGCATTTCGCACAGCACTTGACTTTATTGCTCAACAGAGGAATGAGCAGAACGAAAAGACAGGTCGTAATGATGAAATTTATGATTTGACGACTGCCTACAAAATGGCGCATTTTGATGAATTGCAGAAAGACCTTGTAAAGCGTTCAAGCTCTGCCGCAATCAGTGCGGCGGCACAGTCAATTCAGAGTGGTGCAAGACGACCAACCGAAAATGCAGTCAAGAAAAGCGGTACAACCACGCAGAGAAAGAGCGTGGAAGATATGTCTGACGCTGAATTTGATGCCTTTTACGAAAAAGTAAGACGAGGCGAGGCACACCTCTAATGCCTTGCCGAAAGGAAGGTACGACAATGAAAAGCAAGATTATTAAGCTCATTATCAATATCCACGGTAATACGGTTGACGCAGGCGGTGTAAACAAGTCAAACGGCTATGTTTACAATGCTTACGGCAACACAACATCAACCTCGGGAAATGATTGGACTCCCGAAAAAGCTACATTCTATCACAAAGTATTCCTCAAAAACCTGACAGCAAAATGCGTTCACGGTCAGTTCGGCGAGCATGACACAATTCCGAAGCAGTCAGGCAATATCTACAACAAGAGAGGTATTTCACCGTACCCGACAGTAACAACACCGTTGCAGGAAGGCATTACTCCTGTCGGCAATAAGATGAGTTTTTACTATGTCGAGATTGCCGTCAATCAGTACGGCGCATATACACCGATTACCGACTGGGCAAGTTTTTGCAGTCGTGATGATGTGATGACCAAGGACAGTGAGGAGCTTGCTTCACAGGCAGGCCGCTCAATTGAAGAGATTGACCGTGAGGCTCTTAATGCCGGTACAAGCGTTATCTATGCACCGGCTGTAGGCACTGACGGTACGGTTACAGAGGTTGCAAGCCGTGCGGCAATTACAACGAACAGCAAGTTCAGAGTTGATACTGTTTTCAGAGCAACAAATTACCTTGATTGTCAGAACGCAGAACCTATCGGCGAAAGCTATGTCGCTGTTATACACCCGAATGTCAAGTATGACATTATCAGCGACAAGGATTTCATCAGCGTTGTAAAGTATGCCCACGCTGACAAAATTTTTAAAGGCGAAATCGGTACAATCGGCAATGTTAAGTTTGTACAGTCGAACTTTGCAAAGGTGTTTAAGGGCGCAGGCGCAAACAAGATTGATGTTTATTCAACTCTTGTGTTCGGTAAGGACGCATATGTTACTGTTGAGATTGAGGGCGAAGGCACTCAGACAATCGTTAAGGGCTTTGGCTCAGGCGGAACATCTGATCCTCTTGACCAGAGAGCTACACAGGGTTGGAAAACAACTCACGGTGTCGGCATTATCGGTCAGACAAGAATGGTTCGTATCGAATCAGCTTCATCACTCAACACCGTAGCACAGACAGCTTCTCCGGCTGTAGCATAATCGGGAGGTATATAACCTATGGCAACAACGAAGAAAGCCGCAGAGACGGCAGAAAATACAGAAGTATCGGCAGCGGAAACTACTGCCGATACTGCAACAACTGTAACAATCGAAAAATCTCAGCTTGATAAGCTCCTTGGAATGTATGACGAGTTGCAGGAACTCAAAAAGAGTATGCCGACAGACAGCAAGGCAGAGAAAATCAAGCATGACAAGGAACTTGCTAAGCTGATTGAAAAGGCAAACAAGGAAAGTGAAGAGCTTGTTGAGTACATTGCTCCGACCGGTTCAATGAAATCGAACAAGAATATCGAGGTCAATATCAACGGCGTGCAGTACACCGTGCCGAGAGGTGTTAAAACGAACATCCCCCGCAAGGTTGCGGAGATTATTGACAACTCAATCAAGCAGGCTGAATTTGCACAGGGCGTGCAGGACAAGGCTGCCGAGATTGCCCAGCAGGCAATTGCCGAGGGCAGAATCTAATTTAACAGCAAGGGATAAATTGTTCTCCTTACAAAAAAATTCGCAGAAGGGCGGGGGCGGTAGCTTCCGCCTTTTTGCGTACAAGAATATTTGAGAGGTGATTATATGACACTTGACAAGGTAATTGAAAGAGTGAGGAATCTTAAAAGCGGATATGATGTGTCCGATGAGGACATTATAAGATATATAAATGAAGTAGAAATGGAAATTATCAGCAATGTAATAAGTAATCGTGAAGGCGATAACGAGATTGTAGGCACATATGGTAACTATCAGCTTGATACAGACAGAGGGTTTGAACTGCTTGTGCCGGCTCCGTATGACAGGATGTACGAGGTTTATTGTGCGGCACAGATTGACAGGGATTACGAAGAGGCTGAAAGATATTCCGTTGATATGAGCGTATATAATCAGCTGAGGCAGGATTTTGGAGTGTGGTGGTTCAAGACGCACGCGCAAAAGAAACGATATAACTTTCACATTGGATAGGCGGTGAAATAATGTTACCCGAATTAAACATACCGAGGAGAGACACAACGAGTATCAGTGTGTTCAGAGGACTTAACCGAAGTCCGAACACAGGCTTTTCAAGGGTTTCAAGCTCATCAAGCAGTATTTACACAGAGTTCAAAGACTTTAAAAATATGACCTCTGATAAATATCCGCAGCTTGCACCGAGAGCAAACCGCTCTCGAATCTGCTCTGACACGGAATTAAAAATAAACTCAAATCTTTTATCGGCTAACTCAGGGCTTATTTATATTGACTCTGACAAAAATCTGCATATCGGGGCAGAGATCACAAAGATTGATGAGATTGACCGGACAAAACAGCATCATATTGTGTTGTTCGGCAATAAGGTTGTAGTATTCCCCGAAAAATTTTCGGTTAATATGAGCGACAAAAATGTGACTGCAATTGACTGTCAAAATAAAAATTTGAATACGAATATCGGCTCAAGCAGCAATTTACAAATTGATAGACAAAACTATGATTATGCCTATTTGAATTGCTCAATTACGAGAAGTCATTATGATGCATCGACAAACAAAAATTACAGACCAAAATTAACGCTATATACTAATCTTGATTTGACAGACGAAAAATATCAGCTTGCCGATAATCGCGATATGGTGAATATATTCGGGTTAGACAGTATCAAAATTGGCATGGTAGTTGAAAGTTATAACAGCTTTTATTCCGTTGTCGGAATTGAAAAGAAGGGCAGTACCTATAAAAATAATAGGCTTGTGAGATTTAAAAAGTTATCCCAAAAGTTTAATTATACGACAATAAGAGCCAACCTTATAGGCATTGGTATACGGGCGGGAGATTTTGTTAAAATCAGCGGATTGACAAATACGATAGCAAGCGATGCCTCGGATTATGTTGACGGCAGTTATATTGACAATCTTAATAACAGATCATACAAGGTCTATTATGCTTCAAAAAATGAGCTTGTCATCAAGTGCGAGCTTGAATCAAGCGTGCCGTACACCGGTGCAGTCACGGTTGAAAGAATCTCTCCCGATTTTGATGAGGGAAAAATCGTTGAAATGCAAAACCGCTTGTGGTGTTGCTCCTCAGACAGAAACGAAATTTATTGTTGCAAGCAGGGTGATGAACGCAACTGGCAGGCATACGGTGACGGCATAAGTACAGACAGCTGGGCTATGACCTGCGGTAAAGAAGGAAAGTTTACAGGGATTGCAACGCGAAACGACAGCATTATATTTTTCAAGGAAAATTACGCACTGAAAATTTACGGAACAAAGCCGAGTAATTTTACCCTTGCAGAATACAATGTGCCGGGAGTCGAAATCGGAAGCGAAAAGAGCCTTGTAAACATTAACTCAACTTTGTTTTATCTTGGCCATAACGGTGTTTATGCCTATCAGAGCGGTAGCTTGCCGGCACTCATCAGCGAAGAATCTTTGTGGGGGCATACTTATAAGAACGCAGTCGGCGGTCGGCATGAAAATAAGTATTATATCTCCGCAGAAAGAGATGACGGAGAACAGGAACTTCTTGTTTACGATACCGACAAAGGCTTGTGGCACAAGGAAGACAACACAAAGATGATTGACTGCACAACATACAACGGTGTTCTGTATTGGCTTGATGAAACAAAAGAAAACATTATGTGTCCTGATAAAGCGGACAATCTTCTTGTTGATAATACAAAATATGAGTATCAAAAGGAAGATTGTTTTGAATGGTCCGCAGAAACAGGCGACCTTTACGACGGCGAATTTAATGTAAAGAATATCGGAAAAATCCGAATCGGCATTAAAGCCGAAAAGGGAGCAAAGGTCAGCTTGTTTGTGCAGTATAAGGATAACGGCGAATGGCGAAAAGTCAGCGAAATGCTTTACAGCGAGAAAAAGCCGAGAGTATTTGCCGTAGCTTTACGCAGAGCTGAATATTTGCGACTTAAACTTGTAGGTACAGGACAGGTTGAAATTTACGGAATTGATATTGAGCACAGCAGAGGAAGTGACAAGCGTGGCAACTTTTAAACTTGATCCGCCCCCTTCAACAAATGACATAGGGGAAATGCGAAATTATTTGAATGATATGTACGAACAGCTGGCATTTGTTTTAAGCAATATTGACAGCGACAACATAACAGATGATTTTCTTTCTGCACTCGGACAGTCACAAAAAGGAAGTGAAAAATAATGGCTTATACATACAAGGTTTACGGCACGGGTGATGTTGACAATGCGGTTAATAACTACAACCGTGTTGCCTCATCAGCTCCGACATATGCTGACAGCTACGACACAAGACAGGCTCGTCAGCAGGCTGACAACTACGCTAATTCCTACACAGATAAAATCAATAAGGGATATACGAGCAAGTACAAGGGTGCAATTGATGAGCTTGCAAATCAGTATCAAAAGAACAAGTTCGACTGGACTCCCGAAAATTCTTCTGAATATCAGCAGGCGAAAGAAAAATACACTCGTGAAGGTAAGGTTGCACAGGAAAATGTGCAGGGAAGTTATGCAGCCAATACAGGCGGTTACAGCAATACCTATTCACAGGCTGCAGGGCAAAAGGCATTCGGCGAGTATATGGACGAGCTTGCAAACAAGGTACCGACTCTGAAAAATGAGGCATATAAAAGCTATCAGCAACAGCAGGAAGATACACTGAACAGAATCGGTGTATTGCAGAACCTTGATAACACACAGTATCAGAGATACAGGGACAGCGTAACGGATGATTACGACTTTATGACCTATTACGAAAACAAGTACGGCACAAGTAAAGGACTTGATATGAGCAATTTTCAGAATGAACTTGCTCATTGGCAGACACAAATGTCAGCGGCACAGAGTAATCTCTCCGACATCAGAAGTCTTGCCGAGGCACAATATGAACACAATACATTGAGTGCCGACACAAGGTCAAGCATTGACAGCCAGCGCAGACAGTCGGACGCTTATTATAACTACCTTAACAGTCAGGTAAAAATAAAGTGAGGTGATAACTTTGAGCGTAAACAGCGAAGAAAAAATTTACAATGACCTTATGAATGAAGTGCCGAGTCAGGCGGTGAGCGGTGACACTAAGCATAGTGCCGCCGCTCTTGCGGGTGCCGAATCAACAGCGACAGGACAGGCTGACAATTATAAAAGCACTTACAGCGGTAAGTTAGATGATGCCATAAGTAACTATCTGACAGGCAGAGGATTTGAATATGATCCGATGCAGGATAAAGCATATCAGCAGTATCGAAAGGAATTTGCGCAAAATGCTGCTATGGCGCGGAATACAAGCCGTAACACAGCTAATCAGCTTGCAGGCGGTTACAATCCTACCTATGCCGATACTGTTGCAGACGAGGTCTACAATGACCGTATGGGCAATATCAGTGATGCGGAAAGCACATTCAAAGGCCTTGCACAACAGGACTATCAGGCGAAGCAGGAGAAAAACGCAAATGTACTTAATCTCTATAACACGCTTGAGGGTACGGATTACAGCCGTAATCGTGACAAAACAGGAGACTATAAAAACTATCTTAATCTTCTTGCAAGCAGGTACTCAACCGACAGACAGGCAGACACAAACCTTAACAGTGCCAAAAATGATATTTACTCCGCAAAACTTAACGGAGCGCTTAACAATCTTTCGGGAGCAAGAGCAGCAGACAGTCAGCGTTATTTGTATGACACGGTAAGTGCAAATCAGCTTGCACAGAACGCACAGGCTGAAAGAGAAAACGCTCAAAAGATTGAGTACGAAAAGAACAAAGCGGCATATGAGGCATATGTTAAGGCTCAGAAAGCGGCAGAAAAAGCTCAGAAAGCGGCACAAAAGGCAGCTAAAAAAGCACAGGACAAAGAAGATAAGCGTCGATTTAAGGCGGCATATGATAAGTTCGTTGATGCATATGACCTCAAAAAGGCCAAGTACGATTATAAAGTTGGCCAGCTTGCGCAGGGCTATTATAACGGCTACATCACGCTCGACGAAATGGATTATATCGCCGAAAAGCTCAATGTCAGCACAGCTGACCTGACAAGTACGCTTGACAGGATGAGCAAAAACGGCGGAACGCTTAATGATGACCACTACGGCGGTCCGAACTCAATGAGTATCGGTAAAAACACTGATTATTTTCAAACGTCAACTTCAAGAGTTACTACGGACGAAAAAGGAAAAACAAAATATTTATCGGAAGAAGAGTGGAACGAACTACCGATAAATAAGAAGAAAAAGTGAGGACTGTATATATGGCACAGCAAAGAAAAAGAACAGCAGGCGACGATTTAAGAGATTTTAAAGCCGGAAAGATCAGCGGAAACTTTTATCACAACGGTATTGATCGTTCTGATAATTATATTCAGCATACCTCTGCTCCTTACAGAATGATAAATGATAAAGGTAAAGTACAGATTGCATCTTACAACGAATGGATTCAGCAGGAAGTATTTCAGCATCAACACGAATTACCAAACGGCACAAGTAGTACTGCTGTTAAAACTGGTAATAAAAATTCATCAAAAAATAGCGAACCATTTCTCGGTTTGCCGAAAACAAATATTGATACAATAAAAGACTCCGGCATAAAAAATAAAAACGGTCAAAACAACTCTTTTGATTTTCAGAAAGCTCAATCAGACTTTGAAGCAACCATCAAAAATCCAAATAAGCCTTTAGAAGATAAAGTCAAAGCTCTTTCTGACGATTACAATACCGCCATTAAAAATAACGACATCAAAACAGCGAAAGCCATAGAAAAGGAATATAATGCAATCGCAGAAAAAGTCAACAATCAAGCAAAAATAAATCAGCAGAACGCTGAAACCGCAGAAGCTGAAAACGCAAAACTTGCAGAACAGGCAGAGAAAGAACAGAAGTATGCAGATAAATACAAAAACTCTACGCTCGAACAGAGGAAAAATGCACGCATACACGCAACAACAGAAGAGCTTGACTGGCTTAACAAGCATATGTATGATAATTCATCAAGCAAGGAGTTGGAAGAATACAAAAAAGAACTGAGCAAAGAATACGAAAATCTGTATGACAGAGGAACAACAGGTACAGATGAAAACAAAGAAGCAAGACGCAGGAATATTGAAGATGAACAGGATAAAATTGATACATACATCAATAGAGCTAAACTTTCAGAGCAGAAAAAAAGAGAGTATGACGATATAGTTGATAGGAATGTTAGACTCAAACCTATAATGCAGAAGTACTATGCTTTACAACACTATGATGATACCAAGCATATGCTTGCAAGTACAGGACACGATACTGACAGCATAAAAAATCAGGTGACTCTTGATGATTATAACTACATTAACAAGTTGTCCGACAAAGAGCGTACACAGATTGAAAAGGATTTTAAGGATCTGAAAAAGGAAGGTTATGACACCGAATCATTATACAAGTGGTATGAAAGAGAAAGAGATGCAGCAAAAGCAGCGGAAACCACAAGGACAAGTACAGAGTATGCTGATGAACATCCTATACTCGGTTCGATTGCAAGCGTAGGAGCAAGGCTCGGTGGTGCTGTTCCCGATGCAGTCAAATATGTCTCAACCGACCTTGATAAAAAATATAACGGCGGTGACGGCTACATTAACCCCGAAGCAACCAATACCGCTATATCTGATGCTATGCGTGCGAAAGTGTCAGAAAACATTAACAATGATTTCGGTTCATTCCTTTACAACACAGGAATGAGTATGGCTGACTTTGCCTCGTTGTTACCGCTCAATGCCGTTCCGGGCGGACAGGCTTTGTCACTCGGCATTATGGGCACAAGTGCCGGTGTCGGTGCGGCGAATGAAGTTATCAACAACGGCGGTACAATTGACAATGCGGTAAAGACCGGTATTGCATCAGGTATTGCCGAAACTCTTTTTGAGAAGGTATCTTTGGAACAGCTTTCAGTATTCAAGGCCAGCGGAAAAAGCACATTTCGTGCGGCTGTTGGCAATGTGCTTAAAGGTGCATTTACGGAAGGCTCGGAAGAGGCCGTTACCGACCTTGCAAATAGATTGACGGATGACGCAATAAACAAGAACCTATCTTCATACAACCTTTCTAAGAAGAAATTTATGGAACAGGGAATGAGTGAGGCTGAGGCGGAGAATGCCGCAAGCTGGGATTTTTGGAAGAGTGTCGGACTTGATTTCGCCGGCGGTGCAGTATCGGGCGGTGTGCTTAACCTTGCTACCGCAGGTGTCAATCTTGCAGGTGCCAAAATTGATATGGCGCAAAATAAAGAGAGCAACATACAGACCGGTAAAGCGGTTATGGCTGATGAAAACTTTGACCTTGATTTACTCATTAGGCAAGGTCTTGCAACCGACAAAAACGATAGAGCATACAACTATGCTCAACAAATGCAGGAACTCGTTGAAACCAAGGGCGAGGGAAAAATCAGTGCCGGAGATGTCGGCAACCTTATGTATCTTATCAACAGAGAGGTTGCCAAAAATCCCGAACTTGTAAACAAAATTGCTCAGGTTAAAAAGCAGAATACACAAGAGCAAGGCAATAAGACTGTTAATGTTCAGAATGAACAGAACCCTACACAGCAGAACACAGTTCAGAATGTGCAGAACACGGCTCAGAACGGACAGGGAAACGCAAAACAGGCACAGGCAAGCACTGTAATCAATGCAACAAAAAAAGCCTATACAGAGGCTATAGGCAAAATGTACGGTGCATATGCTTTTGGTAAGAAGCACCCAAACGGCATTATTGCTACGGATACTTCAACAGGCAAGGTTGTCAAGGTCGCACTCAAGAGCCTTGAAAGCTCGGCTAAAATCAATCGCAATGACGAAGAAAATACGCTCGTATTCAACACAAATGACGGCAAGCAGGTTAATGCGGACAGCATAACATTCTCTGACAGTCAGCTTGATACGATTGTTCACAGCGCAAACGAATTTGATACATACGGTGCGAGGAACTATATTTCAAACTTTGAAGAGTGGAGAGAAAGTCCGCAGGCTCAGAAAATGAGCGATGAGGAAATGCTCTATAAATATAACAGAGCATATTCAGCCGCATACAGTTTTGGCAGAGAGGGTGTTAAACTTGATTCCTTAAAAGAAACCTCTGAATATACAATCCTTAAAAATATTCTCGGTGAACAGATTGTAAGTCAGGCTTTAAGCACCGGCAGAAGAGATGTTGACATTAACACTCAACACCATGCAAACAGACTGACCGAGTTAATAAACCGCAACGGCAGAGCAGACACAAGCGGTGTGGGCGTGTATGCAGACAGCGGAACGGAAGTTTCGCACATTCCGCAGGAGCTTATAGGCGTTCTCGGCAACCTTGCGACAAAGACGGGCAGAAACATTATTATCTCAGACCGCCTTGCTGACGGAGTGAACGGTGTTGCAAAAGACGGTAACATTATTTTAAGCTCAGAAATTTCAAGTCAGAAAATCCTTGCCACAGCTTTACATGAGGCAGGTCATATGATTAAGAAAACTAACCCGACCGAGTGGCGAACATTAAGTGACTTTGTTTCAGACTACCTTGTACGCAAGGGTGTTGACCTTAACAAGATGATAGACCGTACAATTGAGAGATACGACAACCGACTGCAGGCCGATGAACACGAAAACACAAGAGATGCCGCTTTGGAAGAAATCGTGTGCGACACTCTTATGAGTTTAGCCTCTGACGAAAAGGCTCTGAACATTGCCCTCAGCACAAAGCAGAACAAGGCTAAAATTGCAGCGGCAATTAAATCTTTGATTGTAAAAGTAAAGGATTGGCTCATCGGCAAAAGCCAAAACTACGGAGCCAAAGCATTTGCCAAAGACCTTGAAGCTCTTGAAAAACTCGCTCAAAGATTTTCAGAGGCGGCAGATACTGCAAAAGAAAACATCACCGAACAAACAGAGGTTCAGAACGGTGAGAAGATTGATGTTGAGAAATATTCAATGGATGCAAAATATCTTGAAGCAGTAGAGAATAAAGACCTCAAAACGGCACAAGAACTTGTTGACGAAATGGCAGAAGAATCATTTTACAATTCAGAGGTGAGAGAT